TTCTAAAATGTTAAAAGATATAGGAATTAAGGTCACGTAGCTCAACTGGATAGAGCAACTGACTTCTAATCAGTAGGTTGAGGGTTCGAGTCCTTCCGTGATCACCAAATAGGCACATGAAAAGAGGTGGTAATGTATTCATGAAAAATCCTAGTGCTAGGCAGATGTGGCCCTCTACATTAGGTCGTTTGTTGCACACGTGAGATGCAAATAGGCTGGAGAGTTCTGCAGAAGCTCTCCAGCTGATTATAAAAAGTAAAGAGGGCCTGTAGCTCAATCGGTTAGAGCAGAGCGCTCATAACGCTTTGGTTGGGGGTTCGAGTCCCTCTGGGCCTACCAGAAAGAAAGTTATTATGTATACAGTAGAGATGGAACACGATGATATTACTATTACTATTTTAGATGATACAGGTTCTGTTCCAGACTTAGTAGTAAGTACTTATGAAGATGCTGTATATATCACTCAAGTAGATGAAAACGGTCATGTTGAGGATTTGTTAAGTATAACTCCAGAAATGTGGGAAGAATTAATATTAGCAATAGATAGTCCAGAAGGATCTTATATCGTACAACGAAATGGCCGTGTGGTGGAATAGGTAGACACAAGGGACTTAAAATCCCTCGCCGCTATAGGTGTGCCGGTTCGAGTCCGGCCACGGCTACCAATTAGCGTGACAACTACGCTCTCTAGTATGTTCCGGACTTTATACTATGAGAAATAGTTGTATTAGTAAGTCGTACTTTGTTGAGTTTTTATCTATTATCTGAGGGGGTTATATAGATAATTATTCCAAAGAGCGACTATAGCCCTCCTAGTATAAATTACTAGGAGGGCTATTTTGCATACAAACTCTATAAAATAAAATTTAACATATGCTTAAAATAGTGTTATTATATTAAAATAAGATGTTTACAATAATCTCAATATAATTTTTAAAAAAAGTTAGTAGGAGATACAAATGGATATTAAACACTATGTACATAAAATAAAAGAGCATGAGAGTACTAGAATGAGTACTAATGATAGATCTAAATATTGGAAAAGTTATATGAGCAATACTGCTCCCGTACATCAGGATAATTCTTTTCAAGAAAGATACCATGAATATATCCTAAGAAAGACTAAAGAAGAAAAAAATTATACTTGACTAATTGCCTATAATTATATATTATGAAAAGAGTATAATAATGAAGTCTTATACTAATCTAATAATTCCTAATGTAACTTTACAAGAAATATCAAATGATGGTAACATTAATATAATTAACAACTACTTTTTTAAGAATAAAAGAGTGGTTGTTTTTTCTGTTCCAGGTGCTTTTACTCCTACTTGTACTACTAAGCAGCTTCCTGATTTTGAAAAAGCTTATGATGAAATTGTTTCTTTAGGCATATCAGAAGTATATTGTTTATCTGTAAATGATTCTTTTGTAATGAAAAGCTGGAGAGAATTTCTAGGCATAAAAAAAGTAAAATTTTTAGCTGATAGTACTACTGCTTTTACTGAAAAAATGGGAATGTTAGTAGATAAAAAACACTTAGGTATGGGTATGAGATCTTGGAGATATACTATAATTATAAATAATATGTTAGTAGAAGCACTGCTAGAAGAACCTGGTCGTACTCTTGTAAGATCTTTTGAAGATCCTTACAAAGAAACTTCTCCTAAAAATATATTAAAATATTTAAAAACAGATTAAATCTGTATAGAAGGAAGATTATTATGAATCGTTTATCACAAATTTTATTAACAACTACAGCTATTAGCTGTATTTCTTTTTCGGCTTTAGCCAATCCTTTATCTGGCAGTGTCGAAGTAGGAGTATCTGAAGGCTCTTCTGATGCTTGGAAAACTACTACAACTTTAGGGTTAGCTTTTGAGACTGAAGGACTTGCTTTTGGAGGTTTTAACATTGAATCAGTAGATGAATCTAACTTTACATTAGACGAATGGAATATTGGAACTACTATTGGGCCCGTAACTGCTTCTTTAGGCAAACAAGGAGATATTTGGGTTGGTGCAGAAGGTGAGCATACTATTGCTAATATGTCTATGGATGAAAGCTTAATTATTTCTTTAGACTCAACATCTGCTGCTTTAGAATTTAAAGATTATAAAAATGATATTTCAGAAATAGAGTCAATTGCTCTATCTCATTCATTAAGCATTGATCCTTTAGCTGTAACTGCCGCAGTAGATTATGATCTAGACTCTGAAAATTGGACTCTAGGTGCTCGTATATCTATGGATTCTTATGGCGGTGTAGTTACCTATGGTAAAGAAGCAGAAACTATTGCTTATGAAATAGATGCTTCTATGTCTGACATTACTGTTTATGTAAATGGAGATGAAGATGAAATGTTGCGTAATATTGGAGCTACTTACGCAATGGATTTATCAGGATTAGCTATCGAACCTAAATTAAATTATGACATTGATGCGGAAGATTTATCTCCCAGCATTTCTGCTACTTTAAAATTCTAACTCTTTAACGATCAGGAGCTCTCGTTATAAAATAAACTCCTTTAAATTATTAGAAAGTTGTAACATTGAAAAACGTCGATTTAAACAAATACAAACATTTTGTAGAAAAAGTAACCAGCAACGAAAGTAATGCTTTTGGAGCTATGGTTAAAAGAATGGAAACAATAAGCGATATGGAAGGAGTAAATCCTTCTTTATTATTAACAGGAGCTATAGGAATTGCTAGTGAAGGAGGAGAGTTTGCTGAAATCGTTAAGAAATGTATCTTTCAAGGAAAGCCTTTGGATGAAAACACAGTTTTTCACGCTAAACGAGAATTGGGCGATATTATGTGGTACTGGATTAATTCATGTAGGGCTCTTAATTTAGATCCAAATGAGGTAATTTCTGAAAATGTAAATAAGTTAGAAGCCCGTTACCCTGATGGCGCTTTTAATGTTTGGTATAGTGAGAATAGACAAGAAGGAGATTTGTAATGTCTTCTTTAGTTTTGAGTGGTGTAGGTTTTGTAGGGTCGGCAGTCATGTCGGCCCTTAGTCATGAGTACACTATATATGTTTCAGACCCCTTAATAAATAATAAAAAAGTTTTTGATTTTGAAAGTGCAGAAGGAGTCATACTGTGCCTTCCTACCCCTGAGAAAGAAGATGGAAGCTGTGACTTAAGCTATATTGATAAAGTATTAAGTGAGTGTTATCATAACATACCTATACTTATTAAATCAACTATGAGCTTAGAAGGGTTTAGATCTTTAAGAAACAAATACTCTTTATTATCTATAACCTTTTCTCCAGAGTTTTTAACAGCTAAGAACGCAAAAGAAGATTTTAAAAATCAGAAAATTATGTATTTTGCAGGAGATAATACTGATTTTTGGTCTTCTATTTTTTATAAAGCAATGCCTCATTTACAAATAAGTACGCACAGTGATATTGAAACGCTCATATTAGCTAAATATTTTAGAAATTCTTTTCTGGCTCTAAAAGTAGCTTACGCTAATCAAATGTTTGATGTTTGTAAAAAATTAAATATATCTTTTGAAGAATTAATTAATATTTTTAGGCAAGATCCTAGAATTGGTGATAGTCATACCACTGTTCCTGGCGATGATGGTAGGGGTTTTGGTGGAGCTTGCTTTCCCAAAGATACAGCAGCTTTATTATACTCAATGAAGCATTATGGTATAGATTTTTCTATTTTAAAAGAAGCAGTAAAGTATAATAATAGTATAAAGGAATTATAATGTCAGGACACTATATTGAAATTAAAGGACATAAAATATTTGGATACTCTAGATATATAAATTTTTATTCAGAAATAGTTGCTAATGCAGCAGATGGAGATTTATTTGTAGAATTAGGAAGTTTTTTAGGACAGTCTACTGCTGCAATGGGTACTTTTATAAAAGAAAGCAGTAAACGAATTGATTTTCATGCTGTAGACATATTTGAGTTATCAGATTTTAGTGATGAACCTCACTTTGAAGTTATCAAACAACATGGAGGAGATTTTTATAAAGTCTTTGAAGATAATCTAACAGCAGCAGAAGTTAGAGACTACGTTAATCCTATAAAGGCTACTTCTTTAGAAGCCGCTTCTCAGTACGAAGATAGAAGTATTTCTTTTTTAATGATAGATGCTTCCCATGCTTATGCCGATGTAGTAGATGACATAGAACATTGGTATCCGAAAATAAAAATGGGAGGAATTATATCTGGAGATGACTATGATTTCGAAGAAGTAGCTAAAGCTGTAAAAGATACTTGTGGAAATAATATTAAAGTATATCCTAATACTACTTGGTGGTTTAGAAAAAATAGACTTACTTTAGAGGAGCATAGAATTGTTGTATAAATTTTTATTATCTTTGTTATTAATTATTATTGGTACTCCTGTATATTCTGAAATAAAAATGAGAGAATATAGAGATAGAGTTTGTTACGATGGGGATACTTGTTATATTATATATGAATCTTTGCCGGAAAGCTTACAAAAAATGAGTATTAGAGTTTTAGGAATAGACACTCCTGAAATAAAAGGAAACTGCAATAAAGAAAAAGAATTAGCTTTAGAAGCAAGAGAGTTTGCTAATTCTGTTTTTAAGGCTGCTAAAAATATTGAGTTTAAAGATTTAAAATGGGATAAGTATGGGGGTAGAGTTTTATCTAATGTTTATTTAGACGGTAAACTTTACGCAGATTTAATCATTGCAAAAGGACTAGCCAAAAGTTATGATGGTGGTAAAAAAATTTCTTGGTGTGACTAACACTTTTTATTATTAAGGAGAGGTAAATGGAACTACTCACGCTATGGAGTCTTGTGGGCTTTTTACTTGCTGCGTATGCAGTTATAGCAAACGATTCAGTACAAACGCTCGGTACATGGATGGCATCAAACAATGAGCGATTCAACTACAAAATCTTATGGGGATCAGCATCGGCAGTGCTACTAGCTACCCTATGGTATGGTTGGAGTGTAAATGGGGGAGACATTTCATACGGACGATTAAATAAAATACCCTGGCAAGAGGTTCAGTGGTATCATGCTGCTGCTCCTGCAATTTTGGTGGCGCTAACTCGACTTGGAGTTCCAGTATCAACTTCATTTCTAGTTCTATCAGTATTTGCAAGTACATTTGTTCTTGAGAAGATGTTGATGAAATCTATTATGGGTTATGGTGTTGCCGCTGCATTTGCTTATGCTGTGTGGTTTGCAATTAATAAGTATGCCAACAAGTGGTTTGATGAGACACAACCTGTCAGTGAAGATAATAAACGGTTCTGGCGAATTGCACAGTGGGTTGCTACTGGTGGGTTGTGGTGGACTTGGTTATCACATGATATGGCAAACATAGCGGTATTCTTACCACGTCAAGTACCAATAGACCTTATGGTTATGATTTCAGTTGTATTTGTTGCAGGATTGTTCTTTATGTTTAGAGAACGTGGTGGTAGAATCCAACAGATTGTATTGGAGAAACACAACACACGTTATGTGCGTAGTGCAACACTGATCGACTTGTTCTATTGGTTGTGCTTGTACTTCTTTAAGGAACTGAACGACATTCCAATGTCAACAACATGGGTGTTCGTAGGCTTGTTAGCAGGTCGTGAGCTTGCAATGGCTACTTACTTTGGTAAGAAGAAAACCAAATCAGTGTTTCCACTTGTGGCAAAAGATTTTGGTAAGATGATGGTAGGATTAGGTACATCAGTAGCTCTTGTATTAGCAATTCATTATATTATACTACCTGTAAGTTGATAATTTACAATGAGATTCAGAGCTATTATAATGTTACACAAAGGAATATTAGATAATGCAGGATCTGCTGTAACTAATGCTCTTCACTCTTTAGGTTTTGATTCTGTTTTAGATACTAGAATAGGCAAAACTTTAGAGTTCTCTGCTTCTTCTTTTGAAGAAGCAGAGCGTATGATTAAGACTCAAGTAAATGAAGTAATGGAATATTATACTATTGAGCAGCTAGAGGATTAATGATACTACAAGATATAATATTTATCAGTCCTATTATCGTACTTGTTTCAATAATAATCATAGGGCCTAGTGGACTAAGAGAATGGAAAAAAAGAAAGAAAAAATGAGAATAGGATTGACTGCTAGTACTTTTGATTTATTACATGCAGGACATATAATGATGTTACGAGAGGCTAAGTCTCAGTGCGATTGGCTAATTGCTGCTTTACAAGTAGACCCTTCTATAGATAGAAAAGAAAAAAATTCTCCTATTCAAACTATAGTTGAAAGACAAGCACAGTTAGGAGCTGTAAAATATGTAGACGAGGTTATCATCTACTGTACAGAAGCTGATTTACTAGATATAATAAATATGTATCCTATTGATGTTAGAATATTAGGAGAAGAGTATAGACAAAAAGACTTTACCGGCAAAGATGAATGTCGTAATCGTGGAATTGAGTTGTATTTTAATAAACGTGATCATCGATTTAGTTCTAGTGATTTAAGAAATAGAGTATGTCAAGAAATTGATAACTAATTGTCTTTTAGTATGATATACCTTACTAGATTATTTAAAAAAATAATTGACAATTTAGCCTTTAATAATATATTATTAATAGTAATCTAAAAAAAGGAACATAAGATGGCTAAAAGAAAAGGTGGAAAATCTAAAGGTAATGTATCTGCGGGAATTCACTCTAATGTTAGTGGGGCTATTCGTAGAGATATGCGTAATGCGTATCTTTCTTCTGGCGAACGTATTATTAACCAAATGAAAGCTTTGCGTCAAGGAAAACGAGTTATGGTAACTATTCCTAATCCTAATACGAATGAAACTAATAAGCCTTTTATTCGTGTTCCTGCTCAGCAAGCCGGTTGGAAAGTGCCAGGAGCTTCTTACGCAAAACAAGGAGCTTAGTTTTGAATTTATTTGAGTTCAAAGACGTATTATATATGAGTGTGCTTGTCTTAGCTTGCTGGTACTCTTATAAAAAAGGCTTCATGGAAGGCTTAGAGAACGGAGTAGATAAATCTTTACTCTTTCTAAATAAAAAAGGATATATTACTCTTACTAGAGACGCTAATGGAGAAATCATAGAGTTCGAAAGTAAAGATTAATGAAATATTCTAAAATCGAGCAATATGAAAATATTGCCAAATACTATATAAATATCTCTTCTAAAGAGATCTGCAAGTTGATAGACTTTCACGACTTTGAATTAGCTTATTATAAACTAGATTGGTCTAAGCGCAGATCTTCTTCAAGAGGAGGATGGTATTCAAATAAAGGCGGTGCTGGTGTCAGCATCGCCATGAATGCTACCACAAATATAAAAAAAGGTCAAGTATCTAAAGTGCATGAATATGCTTCTTTTAAAGATTGTCCTATTATAGGTAGCATTTATACAAAAAATACAGAAGATAAAATTGCTCTACATTGTTTACATGAAGTAGCGCACGCTGCTCAATATTGGGGTAAATATTTAAAAAGAAAATCAGCAGGAACTCCTCACGGCACAGTATGGAAATCTATATATCGACATCTTAGAGTTAATATATTAAATCCTAGACTCGAAGATCAAGCTGTTTTAAAATTAGAGTATGACAAAGATATTTTATCTTTAGGAAAAGAAAAAATAAAAACTAATTTAATTAGGCAGATAGCAGCTTCTAAATAGCTAGGAGAATATTATGAAATTTAATTTTACCGTTGAAATGTTAAATGAACTTATAGGTAAAGGAAATAATGAAGTTTCTGTTTGGCATAAAGCTATGACAGAAATATTACCTAAATATGAAATTGATACCCCCGAAAGAATCGCGGCTTTTATAGCTCAATGTGCTCACGAGAGCAGAAACTTTACTGTACTAGAAGAAAATTTAAACTATAGTGCAGCAGCTTTAGAAGCTGTATTTACTAAATACTTTAGAGATCGATCCTCTAAAGCCTATGCCAGAAAACCAGAAGCTATTGCTAATGTAGTATATGCTAATAGAATGGGAAATGGTAGTGAAAAAACTGGAGATGGTTGGAGATTTAGAGGTAGAGGTATAATTCAACTAACAGGTTGTAACAACTATACAGCCTTTGGAGAATCTATAGGCAAAGACACAGATCAAGTAATTAAATATGTTCAGACAAAAGAAGGAGCTTTAGAAAGCGCTTGTTGGTATTGGAATTCTAGAAATATAAATAAAGCAGCGGATGCTAAAGATATTGTAAAAATAACTAAACTTATTAATGGTGGAACCATTGGTTTAGAAGATAGAAAAAAACACTATGAGCACGCCTTAGAAGTGTTAGGGGTTAAGAAAAAAGCAACTCCTCCTGCCGCTAAAAAAACTACCTCTGCAGCCCCAACACCTACTTTAATACATATTCAAACAGCTTTGAAAATAAAAGCTGATGGGATAAACGGTCCTAAAACTAAAGCAGCTATAATGGCCTTTCAAAGAAGTAAAGGTCTTACTCCTGATGGAATAGCAGGACCAAAAACAATTAACGCATTATTTGGAGATTAAAATGTATGTAAGAATGTCAGTAAGCTCAAGTCACGATGACTGGCAAAGAGACTCTTCTGGTAGAATACCAGATATTGAAATGAGCATGGAATATGATTCTGGAAGAGTTCCTACAGCAGAAGAACTTAAAGATTTATTTTCTAGATTCTTATTGTCTATTACTGCAGAACAAAGTTACGATGAAAATCACTCTAAAGCCACAAAAACTGGTAGGGAACTAGGAAGTGGCTAAAAAACATAATTTAAAACAATTAGAAGATTTTGCAAAAGATTGGGGCATTTATAAATGGATGCACGCAGATAATCCTGATAAAGAGCCTGTTAGGTCTCAAAAACATAGAAAACCTTATAATAATAAATTTTCAAAAAATAAGAAAGGTTTTAAAGGAAGAAAATAATTAATGGCCGTTAATTTTCCAGACTCTCCTTCTAATGGAGACTCATTTAGTGTAAATGATACTACTTATGTATATAACGCTACTGCGGGTTACTGGGATATAACGTCTACAGTACAAGTTAGTGCTAGTACTAGTACTAATGCACCTTCTAACCCTTCTTCCGGAGATCTTTGGTTTGATCCATCATCTCTTACTACTTATATTTACTATAATGACGGTACTAGCTCTCAATGGGTACCGGCAAACTCTGTAGGTGCTAGAGGTCCTGCAGGTCCAGGGTATCCTACTGCTTATTATTCTGCAGACTATACAAGTACAAGTACTGGAAATGTAGTTTTTAATGCTAATAGTACCCCAAGTTTAGCTTCTTATTCAATAGGAAAAGTTAATGTTTGGGTAAATGGAGTACTAAGATCTGACTTTATTGCTTCTGATGGTTCTAATGTAGAGATAGCTTTATCTACAGGAGATGAAGTTAAAATAGTAAACTTCGGAGATACAGATGTTTTAGATGTTACAGCTTCTTCTAATGATTATGCAACTTATACCTCTTTAACTTCTAATGATTATTCAACCTATACTACACTATCTAGTTTAATAGATACTGTTCAATCAAATGTTAGCTCAGGCGGATCAGGAGTGGTAGTTTATGCTACTCCTGATCTTTTGCCTTTATCGGGTAACGATGCAGGAGATCAAGCGTATGTTAGTTCTACAAATAGGCTTTATATTAACACTGGTAGTGGGTGGTATTCTATTGGTTTGGTAAATACTAATCCAAATATTACTTCAGTACAAGATGCTAATGGAGGAGTTTCGCCTTTTGTATTGTCAAGTAGTGGGACAGCTACAGTTATTACAATAACTGCTAGCGATCCTGAAGAAGTACCTCTAACTTATAGTTACGCTGTTACAAGTGGATCACTAACTAATGGAGGAGGTACTACTGCAACAGTAGCACAAGGTACTGGCGCTAATACTAATCAGTTTACCATTACTCCAACTACTAATGCTTATTATGGAGGCACATTTAACTTAACATTTACAGTTAGTGACGGCGTAAACACTTCTACTAGTGCTAATGTGTTTACCTTACAATTTACTATACCAAATAGTAAATACACAACTTTATTAGCAACAGCAGTTGATACATCTGACAACAATAACATAACTGATTCATCAACAAACAACCACACGGTTACGGTTAATGGGGATGCTCATGCTGGTACTTTTAGCCCTTATCGGCATGGTGGATATAGTACTTATTTTGATGGCACTGGGGATTATATTACAGCCCCTCCCAATACAAGTTTCGACTTTGGTACTGGTGATTTCACAATTGAAGCTTGGATTTATCCAACAGCACTATCAGGTAATCATCTAATAGTTGATACTTATGTATCAGGAGATAACGGTAGTTTTCAGTTATATTGGAGAAGCACTGGCAACTCATTAGCATTTTATACTCCAGGCGATGGTGTATTTTTACAGGATCCTAGCAGTTCAAATATAGTTGTAAATACTTGGAATCATGTCGCTGTATCTAGATCAGGCACATCAGCCAAATTATTTGTAAATGGTACAGTAGTTGATACTATTACTAATAGCAGAGATTTAACTCATGGAAATACATTAGCAGTCGGCGCACAAATCGCCACAGGCACTAATTATTTTTCTGGGTTTATAACTGATGTGCGTATAGTAAAAGGTACGGCCGTCTACACTTCCACTTTTACTCCACCAACAGAACGACTCACATCAATCACCAATACTAGCCTACTCACTTGTCACCTGCCATACATTGCTGATGGATCAACTAACGATCACACAATTACAGTAAACGGTAATACTTCAACAAAACCATTCGGCCCTTATGATTACGAAGAATACGCATCAAGTGACAACGGTGGGTCTGTGTACTTTGATGGGAATGGGGATTGGCTTAGAGTACCTGATAGCACCGATTGGGATCTAGACAACACGTCTAACTGGACTGTGGAAGGATGGTTTTATCGTACATCAAATTCAGGCGAGGCTTATTTGTTGGCACAGGGCGAACAAGCCATAAACGGTAATTATGTAAGCAACATCATTGCTTTATCAAACACTTCAACTATTGCTGTAAATTCAATAATGATGCAAGTTTATAACTCTGGTAACCGAGTTGTTTTAACCACTCCTGCAAATAGTATAAAAGTCAATCAATGGCATCATCTAGCTGTTCAGTATAGTTCGTCAGCGGGCTGGTCGATTTACCTTGATGGTAAAGACCAAACTCTTACAGCTTTGTCAGGCACCGATTCAGCAAGTAGTACAACTTGGGGTTGGACAAACAGTGGATTACCCTCTGGTCCACTATATATTGGCACACGGTCCTACAACCAAGGGGCAGATGGTTATGTCGATGGTTATTTGTCGGATTGGAAATGGA